AACAGCCAACACAGTGTCGCCTGCGCCGGTAACATCAGCAACTTCTTGAGCAGGTTCTTGAAAATGCTTGTATTCTCCTTTATTGTTGAATACATGCATACCGTTTGCTCCTGCTGTGACTACCAGCCAGGACCAATCATAGTCTTTTACTGCTTTTTGTGCTTTTTCTTTGCTAAATTTGCCAAACCAGTTTTTAAATTCACGTAAATTTGGTTTTACTAGATATGCACCGCGGTATAATTCAGCATCTTGCTTGGGATCTACCAAAATTTTGCAATTTCTCTTCAATAATCTTTGAATTGTACCTTCTCTAACCGTTCCTTTAGCATAATCACTTACACAAACGATGTCTTGTCCTTGTAATTCGCCTAATAATCTGTGAAATGCATCTTTACCAGTGTATTTTTCCTCTCTATCCCACCTACAAATATGCTGACCACCTTGACCAACCAGTCTATTTTTAGTAGTAGTTAGTTTACTATCTAAACTTGCTCTAAAATTAATTTTTTTAAAGTTAGAAAAACACTCTATTACACGATATCCTTCTTTGTCAGATGCAATACTTCCATATACCCCGATTTCGCCATTTAGATTGGCAATATTTACCGCAAGATTGCCTGCTCCGCCTGGACAAAATTGTTGTTCTACTTCTTTTAACACTGGCACAGGGGCTTCTGGACTAATACGTCGGGCCTTTCCAACAATCCATCTATCTAACATAATATCGCCATATACTTTTATCATACTTTACTATAACACCATTAGCCTTTTTATGCAAGTTATTTAATTGACTGATGTAAATATTAGCATGAGTTTTGAAGATCACGTAATAGAAATACCATTCCTAACGGCCGAAGAATGTGATAAAATAAGCACCTGGAGTTTTGACTTTGAACAAGAACTAATAGATAAAGGGTATGGAGATAATAAACCTGCACTAGATTATTTTGATAATGTCACAACAAGCAATTATCAAAATTATAACTTCTTTCATTATTTTCCAGACCTTGCAGATAGACTTGTAGATTGCCTATGTAACGTAAATGATCACTTAGAATGGCCAATAATTTGTCAAGCATGGGTAAACATTTATAGAAAAGGCCAAGGAATTAACTGGCATAATCATCAAGGACGTATGGGTAAAAGTTTTAGTTGTAATATTTTTGTATCAGGAGATACAAAACCAGGTGTCACGTACAAGCCGTTTAATAGTAAAGGCATATTACGAGAAAATAAAATAGGATACATGCATATTTTTCCTTGCGAGCTGTTTCACTATGTAGCACCTATAGAAACAGATACACCACGTGTAACATTAGGACTTACTGTGCATAGTAATTCAGATATAAATATAAACTTGCTAAATCAATTAGCATTTAATAGCCAAATGAACCAAGATACTATTATACTTACCAAGGAACATCATGCCTAAACCTTTACTTCCAAAAGTACGTTGTAGCCATATTTTACTAAGTCACGAAGATGCAATAGAATCGAGCCACAGTAGACAACTGTATTATGCTGTGCATGATGCCAAAATGATAATAGGTGAACTTTTAAGAGGTGGGATATCCTGGGCTACTGCTGTAAAAGAACACAGTGCATGTCCGCATAGTTGGTATAGAGACGGAGATTTAGGCTGGTTTGATATCACGGACGGAGTTGTACCGGAACTTTACTACAGTGTATTGGTTGCTCCAAAAGATCAACTAATAGAAGAACCTATACAAACTCCATACGGTATACATATTTTAGTGAGGACAGGCTAGTCTTCAATTTCGCCGTCTACAGTGAAATTTGTTAATTTACCAACTTTTGTATCGTCTTTATTACGATTGCTAATTACACCATTAGATGTTGATGGATCTTCTGCTAGTTGGTCTTTACGTTCTATTTCGTCATCATCTTGACCAATTTCGTGTGCTATCTCTACAATCTCACAATTTTTTGTAGGATGATTTTCGTCAACCCATTGCTGGGCTCTTTCTTTAGTTTTAAACTTTCTAATTTCTTCGTATCCGTCGCCGTCTGGATCCCATGAGTGCCAGACTTTTACATTGGAATGCTGTGGATGCGGTTTTTTAACTGCGAATGGCATTTGTATCTCCTATAAGTTCTCTGCAAAATCTTGCAATGAATCAAAGACGTATGAACGTCGTTTAATTTGTTTATATGTATATTTATTCAAATCCTGTTCTGTTTGGTCACCATATCCGGTCCTAACTAATACAGGTCTAGCTCCAACTTTCATGGCTGCTTTTAAATCTGTCATCTTATCTCCTACGTAAAAACCATTACTCCAACGTAATCCTGGAATTTCTTTTTGGGCAATTTTGAACATACCTGCATTTGGTTTTGCGTAAGGGTCATTTTTTTCACTAGTTTCACTAAAGTATATTCCGTCAATATCTGTACAACCTGCTTTTCCTAACAAATCTAGCATATAATTATTAACGGATTCTACATCTTCTATAGACATTTGTCCCTTAGCAATTCCACCTTGATTTGTAATTATAACTATTCCATATCCCTGATGACGTAAATTTGCAATTGATTCTAAACTGCCAGGAATAGGTTCGAAATCTCTTGGATGTGTGCAATAATGTCCTAGATCAGTATTAATTACACCGTCACGATCTAAACCAATAAAGATTTTATTCGTCATAGGTATACCAACCTGTTATAATATATTTTTCACCTTTATAAATAGGATTTCCTCTGTGTGGGTACATATAACTAGTTGGAAAAATAACTAACTTACCTGTTTCTGGTTTTAATTTTACACCTTGATATAAAAACTCTGTTTCGCCGCCTTCTTCAACATCATTGAGATAAAGCATATAATTCATAACCCTTGCACATGATCCAATGTCTGCTGATTCTGCATGCCAAGCATGATATCCTTGATGTGGTTTTGATTTTTGTATACTCATACCTTTAGGACTGTGTTGATTACTATCCTTAAGCATTTGATACTTTTCCTGATAATCAAGCGTGTATGTTTCATGTAATTTTTGGTAAAAATAATCACATAAGTGAAAGTCATAGTGATATTGCTTTTGCGTATGAGCCCAATCAAACACAATCCTTTCGTCTTGATTAGATTTTAGCCTGTTTTGATTATATGTAACTTGATTTCTAGCCATTACTTCAAAATGTCTTATAATTTCGTCACAGTATTCTTTTTCGTAAGCATTATGATATTCTTCTATGCCGTTAAAATCATCTTTCATTGTGTTTCCTTTATGTATGGTATATATCTTTCTGCGATAGCTTTATGTACATTTGTTGAATAGTGTTCGCCGTCTACTTTTTCAATTGTAATATGTTTTTTTAAATAGTTTTCTGCATCTATATTTGCAATTTTTGTGTTATCAAGGCTTGTATAATAATTTTTTGTTTCTTTAGGTATATAACATCTGTCATTAATGTTCCAAATATACATTTTGGCATTGTTTTTTTTGCATAACATATCACACATTGTCATATATGTAAAATAATCTTCTTGCACTAAATGTGTATTACTGTAATGCCACATTTGCATATACACATGTGAAGTTCTTCTTATGTCTGGTTCTGATTCCCAAACCTTTGTATCCTTCATATAAGGAAAATCATCATAGTCACTGGCCCAAGGTTTCAAATAAGTTTCCAAATATTTGTTATTAGGAGAAAGAGCAATACTAAATCTATCAATGTTGCCTTCACAAATATTTTTATCTATAAAAAATTCTTTAGGAAAAATATTTTGTTCGTCCAAATCAGGATTTATTGCTATAGGAAATCTACCCCAATAAGTGCTTTGAATAAAAACTTGGTCTATATCGTTGTATTTTTCAAAAGCGTAAGATATAAATCTATGATATGCCCTATTTCCTGCTCCTGCACTTGCCATAATTACAACTTTTTTATCGAAAATTTGACTGTATATTTCTGCGTAATTGTTATCGCGCCAGACATTAGGTTCGTCTACGGGAGCATCTTCTCTGTAGCCCATTGTATGACTACAACCTACAAAAAGTGTTCTACCCATGTGTTGCCTCGAAATCAAACACCATTACTTTGCGTTCGTCAATTGTAGGATAAACACCGTGCCATATACGTGCATCCATTACTAGTAACAAGCCTTTCTTTGGTTGCCACCAGTTTACATGTGTTACACCATGTTCATCTTGTAACACAGCATAAAATGCTCCTTCATCATTTGGTTGCTTACCTATGTCATCGAAATAAAGCACTGCTGTACAGCCTGTGCGTCCCTTTGTATGATTATGAAGACCTTTCCATCCACCCGGATAATATCTTATACTCCAAGTTTGAATATGGTTATATATACTACAACCCACATCTCCTTCGTGCAATATTGCATTTGTTTTATCTATTATAAAATCTGCGACCTCTTTTGTTTCTTCTAAAGTATGAGGTATTTGATATCCGTTGACTGTTGTGCTTTTGCCCGGTTCTACTAAATTAGGATGATCACTGTCAAACAAACATTCGTAATCTTGCCACATAGGAACATGTGTTTCTATTAACCATTGCCCGCTATTTCCAATGTATAATGTATCATTCATCTTTTTTATCAGCGGCCGTAATAACAAAATTTGCAGCTATCGTTGCTCTTCTTTTATCGGTTTTATTAGGTAAAACATAATGAGAAACATAGCTAGGAAAAATAATTAATGCTCCTTTTTTCAAAGGCGGTGTAATATGTTGATAATTGTAATCGTTAAATATCCTGTCCATACCAGTAGCTCTAATCATTTGGAAATTAGGACATTCGAATACAAGCGTACCTCCTGGTTCTTTTTCTTGCTCAGGGAAATCTAAAAAATATATAACACTCACTCCGCGTCCAGGAAATGCATGATCATGAGGCTCTTGATAATCACCTTTTTCATATTTGTTAAACCACATTTCGTCACAATATACGTTATATGGAACCTGTGGATTTAAACTTTCTAAAAATGTATTCATATGTGGACGTACGGATTCAAAAAATATGTTCCAAGGTAAATCTTTGTTTTTTTCGTTTCTAATACTGCTTTTAGTTTCAGCCATGGTCCACATGCTGTCACTAATATAACTTTCATCTTGTAGATAAGGTTCCCACTCTTTCAATATGTCATCAGCTTCCGACATTTGTCCAATATAAAAATGTGTATCCCATAAATCAACACGCATTATTTCCAGGCCTCTTCTTCAGTGTTAAAAAAGAAAACTTGTGTAAGTCTTCCTGTGTCTGGTGAATTACCAAATCCTGCAATTAAACTTGCGTGATCCATGTTGCCATCATAAATTACAAGTCTATTGTATACATTACCTATTACATTTACTAGGTCATATTCTCCATCTTTTTCAATATAAAGTCCTGTTCCTGCTTCAGACGGAGCATCTGGATTCAAGTAAAGCACACCAGCATAGTCAGTTCCATCTTTGTGTATCCATGTTTCGGCTCCTTCATAGCAAAGTTGGAAGCAAAAACTATCCATAGTAAATTCTCTTATGTTTACACCTAGTATTTCTTGAAATCTATGATGTATAAACATTTGATAGTCATCATCGCAGGCTAAACTTCTCATTCCGGGAAACGAACCTGTGGTAGGATAGTCTAAATTAATTGCTTGTTCTCTTACTAAATCAGGTTTAGGTAAAAAATTATCTATTACTATTGACGTTTTTTTCATTATTCAAAATCCATATAAATGTTTCCGCTAATTGTAGTACCGGTATTTCCTGGCATAACGAAATGTTCTACAAAACTTGGAAATATTACAATGTCTCCTTGTTTACATTCTGGTCTAAAATCCAAAGGAAACTCTGGCACAGTATTTCCAAATTGGTTTTGTACGTCCTTAAATATTGGACTCATAAACACTGTTTTACCTGTTTCTACAGACTCGTATATAACAAAACTCCAACTACTACGAGGATGAATATGTATATCTTGCCAATCATCTTTTTCATATTTGTTACGCCATATTTCTCCAAATCTTGGATTATTGCCTATTAGATCTTGTCCGAGATTACGTCCAATTACTTCTATTAGATATTCAAATGTGGATTCAGGTATGTCGTGTTTTTGTCCTAGTGTACTGTTGGTTTCACTAAGCCAAATTTTTTCAAAAGGTGCATCACCTATTTCAATCTTTTCCAAGTCAACTTGGTCTATGAAAAAAGGAACATGAAATAGATTATACTTCAATTAAATCTCCTTGTAGGTAAAGGGTCACTACGCATAGTTTTGTATACAAGAGTAGCACGTAGGCCTTTGTATGTATCATTTGGCGGCAGTCCATGATGTGGTATATTGCCTTTAAATAAGAAAATACGTCCTGGTTTAGGGTAAACTTTTTTCCATTCACCGTCTAGTTTAATTACAGTTTCTCCGCCCCATTCATCTTTCCATTGTCTATTTACATAATAAATCCAACTTAATCCGTTATCGCACTGACAATCTGTATGTTCAATAGTGTTATGTATGTATTGTTGTCCGTTTACTAATATTTCGCCAATATCTAATTTAAATGGTATTAGTTTTGTTACTGCATCATATATCATATTCCAACAACTATCATGTGCATTAGGACTGTTTGGTGGATAAATTTGTTGCTTAAACGCAGGTACTTCTGCCCAGTTTGGATCTGCTCCTACATCATAAAAAGGATCTTCGGGATAGTTACTAGTATGGCCGTAAAACCAACTATATCCATTAAAAACTGTGTTGTGTACGTGATCAATAATATACTGTGGAAATAAATTATCAATTACAATCATTTGATCTTTTGCTAAATCAAGATCAGATAAGTCTGTTGCTTCTTTTCCGTTAACTAACATTTTCTACCTTTGCTAATATATTGTGTTCTGCTAGATACAAATATTCAATTTCACTATTAGCAAGAGTTCTAAATGCATCATCTAAAGTTTCAACTAATGGCTCTCCGCCTAAATTAAATGATGTGTTGAATATAATTGGAACACCTGTTTGTTTGTAGAATTCATTTATGTAATCATAGTATAATGGATTCTGTTCTCTTGTTACTGTTTGTATGCGACATGTACCATCAACATGTATAATACTTGGTATCTTTTCTTCTACTCCGGGCTGACAATCCATTGCATACATCATGTGTGGCGAATCTTTCATTCCACGCATGTCAAACCATTCTTCTGCATGTTCTGCTAATATAGTACCAGCAAACGGACGGAAGTATTCTCTACGTTTGACTTTGTTAACATGATCCTTTCCGTTAGGATCGGTTGGATCATACATAAGACTTCTATTTCCTAAAGCTCTTGGTCCTGCTTCTGAACGTCCTTGAAACATTGCAACAATATTTTTATCACGCATTAGTTTTACTACATCTTCCATTTCTACTTTTTCTAATGTAGCATTGTAGTCATCTGCTATATGTCCAATTTCTTTATTGTCATATCCATAAGATGGACCTAGATATAAACTATCTGCAAAAGGTAAAACTTTTTCGCTATTAGTTATTTGGTGATGTGCTATATATGCCGCTCCAATAGCTGTGCCTGCATCACTGCTTATAGGTTCTGCATACAACTTGATACCATGTTTATTTAATTCATCTAAATAAAAATAATTTGCTACACAATTAAGTCCGTATCCTCCCGATAACACAACATTTTTATTTCCGGTACGTTCAACTGCATCCAATATTAAATTAAGTACTTGTTGTTGTGTTTCTGACTGTACTGCATATGCCAGGTCTCTGCGATTCTCTAAAACTGTCAAATCATCTGCACCTATTTTTTTATCTTTTGGTGTTCTTAAAAATTTAAAACGTGCTTCATTTATTGTTGAACTGTTAGGATATGTTGGTATTGTAACGTGTCTATTTGCACAGGTCCATTCTCCTCCTGCATCTGTAAATAATGGAGGTATGTCTTTATTTGGTTTTCCGTACGGAGATAATCCCATAGTCTTTCCTGCTTCAATTGCTTGAAATCCACAATAATTTGTAACTGCTTCGTAAACTTTAGTTATACCTGCTCCGTCTGTAATTACACACTCGTGTGTTCCCGATTCATCGTATTTTTCACTACTCATGTTAACATCATAATGACTACGATAAGGACCATTGCCTCCCAAATGTTTATACAATGTTTTTATTTCAAATGGATATTTGCAATGAAAAATAGTTTCAAGTTCAAACACCATATGGTTTTCGCCTCTTTCCATGTTTATAGGAATAAAAGTTCCTGCACCATCAACAATTACTGCTGTTGCAGTTTCAAACCCGCTACGATAAAATGCACAAGCAGCATGTAGTTTATGATGCATGTGTGATAAGTCTACAACTTGAGGATGGTTGTATATGTCAACATGAGTAAATTGGTCGATAAGTCCTAGTTTACGTGCTAGGCCTGTGTACACATCGTCACCAGTAAAGTCTACTCTTCCGGCTGTTTCATTGAGTGGTTGGGTATGTGCAACTACTAAGTAGTCAAGTTTGCTTGTATAATTTAAAATTTTTACCATGGAGGCAAAAGGTCCTCCATCATATTTTTGTCTACTTAATCTTTCTTCTTCAATAGCAAATACAATTTTGCCATCTTTAAGTAGGCATACACCACCATTGTGTCCTCTTGTGATTGCAGCAATCCATTGTGACATTATTATTTTTCTCCAAAGCGTTTTATAGTAGTATTACCTGGAATAAGTTTAGGCTTGTCTGTTGGTTTTAAAGGTTGGGGTTTATTAGTTGGGCCGAGATGTTTACGGACACTTGCAAGTATTGTATCAATTTGATCTTGTGATAATTCCATTACTTCATCATTTAGTCTATCCTGTTCTTCTTCCATTGTAAGTCTAATAGGCGCATATACACGCTTACCTTCACCTACATCTATAATATCAAAATTACTATCATCAGGATAAGAAATATTGACAGGATATGTACTACCGGTTACTATTGTTGCTTTTTTACCTAGTGCTTTTACAATGTGTTGTCCTAAACTGTCACATCCTAAAAAATGATCTGCAATTTCAATTATGCCAGCCCAAACACGCATGTCTGGTATTTCAGGTTGAGCTACAGGATGTTTAGGATTAGGACTATCATCAACAACTACAGGGTGTTCACTCATTATAATTACTCCATACTCTTTTTTAAGAATATTAATTATGTCAATTATATTATTGAGTTGAAAACTTCTTGAGGTTGGATCTACTAAAAAATCTCCCATGTTTTCTACTGATCTTCCAAAAGGTTGAATCACCAAAGTTTTATCAAAACCAGTAACTTTCTTTACTTCTTCTACTACATTTGCCGCGCCAACAACTTCAGTTTTATTTAAATT